ATAACTACAGATAATCTCTGTCATATGCAATTGAAGCGTTATTGAACCAAAAGTAAGTTAGACCATGCGTAAGTGATTGATTGATACCATGATACCATTGTTAAGTGTACCAATAGCCTTGGTAGCATGGTCACATGGTTGCATGACTCAATGGGTCGTTGTTCACTGGCAACTCGGACCGAGCCCCTGGGGAGGCCGGCATCTAGAAAGAGGAGGGGGGTGGGGTACTACTACTACCGGGGGGGAGGGGGTAGGGGACCGGGTGAGGGGGGCGGCCGCGGCGGCTGGCGTCTTAAAGGAGTCCCAAAAATTTTTAGAAAATTTCTTTTTTCAAAATCTTCTCTTGCGTTGTAAGTCATGGGGGGGTACTACTACCCCCCGCTACTACCTATGCCAGCACTCCAAAACCTCACCCACGAGAAGTTCTGCCAATTAATTGTGGAATCGGGGGATACCCCAACCTCGGCATACAACAAGATCCAACCGGATGCAAAGAACCCGGCATCTTACGGTTGCCGCTTGATGACACGACCGGAGATTGTCTCTCGTATTGCCGAACTCAAAACAGAGGTTTCTACCAGAAGTGTTTCAACCATCTCTCGAAAGAGGGAGGTGTTGCGTCTCATGATTGAGGGGGTTGTACCCACCAAGGTTGTGAACAAGGCAAACGGTGTTGAGGAGACCTATGACAAGTTGGCGGCCATGCAGTTGGATTGCAAACTCGCAGGAGAACTGGCGGAAAACATCCACCTCACCGGAGGAGCAGACCTCAAATTGAATTTCACAGTACGGGATCGAGAGTCAAAGACCATCGATGGTGATGGTGTTCTAGATGCCGTTCTCATACCGGATGCCGAGGATGAAGTCCCGGCGCTCAACGATCATGTCCCAAGTACAGACCCCAGCCCGTAACGTAAGTCACGCACTCAAGTTGGCAATGGCCATCCGCAAGGAGGCGGATAAGGACGAGGATAGGGGACTACTCTATGCCGCGTCATATATCCTTGATAATGCCACGGCATCCGCAACGAGCATGACGATTGACTTACCCAAGGCAAAGACAATCGTCCTCCAGTTTGTCCAACACCTCTTGGACAAGAACCAGTTTGAGGCGGCCGCAACAATCCTTTGGGGTCCGGAGGTGTACGACTGGAGACCACAGTCGGCTCAAGATACTTGGAGGATCCTTTTCAAGTACGACAAGAACCTCATTCAAGGTGCGGGAGCCATGGGTAAGTCTTTTAATGGCGCGGCATGGTTCTATTTGGACTGGTTACGGGACCCCTACTACACCGCAATGAAGGTGATCTCTTTGACCAGGGAGCACGCGGAGAGAAACATCTATGCGCACATCAAGAACTTCCATAGGCAAGCACTTGTAAAACCGGAGTTTGCAAAGGGAGAAGCGTTGGTGACATCTATTCAAGCCAACGAGGACACCAAGCAAGGTATCCATCTCGTCGCTATCCCCAAGGGTGACTCCGGAGCAGGTACACTACGTGGGTTCCACCCAGCGCCACGGTTTGGAAAACCCCACCCAAGGTTTGGCCGTCTCTCTCGTATCCGGGTTATCTTGGACGAAGCGGAAGAAGTCCCTGGTGGGGTGTGGGAAGGCGTCAATAACATTGCCTCATCTATGGATGACATTGGTCACAAGGGTCTCATCAAGATCTTTGGGGCATCCAACCCCAAGGATAGGACCAGCGAATTTGGTCGTAGATGCGAACCAAAGAGGGGGTGGAACTCAATCGATTGTGAACAGGACTTTGAGTGGGAGAGCAAGGATGGGTTTCATGTCCTCCGGATCGATGCCAACAAATGTGAAAACGTCATCCAAAAGAAGATGGTCTACCCAGGGCTTCAGTCATACGAGGGGTTCATGAACTACGCTGGTAGGGGACAGACACCGGAATATTTCACGATGGCAAGGGGTTGGTTCCCCGAGGAGGGAATTGCCATGTCGGTCATGACGCCTCATATGCTGGACAATAGTCTAGGTATTGTACGATTTATCGGACCTGTAGTCCCTTTGGCGGCATTTGACTTGGCACTTGAGGGCAACGACAGCGTGGTGTGCTCCTATGGAAGGTTTGGGTTGTCGGATGGGTGGACCCCGCAGTCCGGTAGATTTGAAAACTTCCCATCCCCCAGAACCGTACTCCAACTAGACTCACAGATCACCTTCCCAAAGAACGCAACACTTGAGCAGACCACGGCAATAATGAAGTTCTGTGGGCAGATGAAGATCACGCCGAACTGGTTGTGTGTCGATCGTACAGGAAACGGGGCGGGCATTCATGATGCCCTCTGCACTCTTTTTGGTAAAGAGACGATGGGGGTGAACTACTCCTGGGCCGCCACCGATACCCATGTGCTTGGTGATGACAGCAAGAAGGCGAATGAACTCTACCATGGAGTTGTCACCGAACTCTTGTTTGGCTTGGCCAAGTACTTGGAGTTTGGATACCTCAAGATCTCCCCGGGATTTAGGACGGAAGAGTTGGTGAGGCAGGCAACCTCCCGGCGCTACAAGCAGAGGGGGCAGGGACTAGTTAGAGTTGAATCAAAGGCGGACTACGTCAAGAGAACCCGCAGCAAGTCTCCGGATGCATTGGACTCCCTCTCACTGCTTGTCTACCTCATGCGACAAAGGTCAGGGGTAGCGGCCGACATGGTGACAAACAAACCAAAGGAAAAAAGGATCCGCGAAAGGAAGTTGCAGAGTCTTGTCGATGTGATGTCATTTGTTGACATGTCGGAGTAGCGGTTATAGTTTTTATGAATACCACGGGTTCGTCTAACGGTAGGATTCGACTCTCATACGGTCGAGATGCGAGTTCGACTCTCGCACCCGTCACCATGAATACCTTGTAGTGTAACGGTAACAATTCAGTTTTTGCCGAATGGTGTAATGGTAGCACCGATCCCTTTGGAGGATCTTGTCTAGGTTCGAGTCCTAGTTCGGCAGTTTTTTTCTTGCCAGTTGTAAAGGAATCCTTGATAACTCAATTGCAGTCCAATGTACCAAGGCAGGCGAGCGAGACTCCAAATCTTGCTGGCTCCGTTCGATTCGGAGGGGCTGTGCCAATCTAAGTAGACATGGGGGGCTTCCCGCAGACCAGCTATCTCACCCCATGTGTTCTTTTATTTCGGTGAAAACTTCGGGGGAATCTTCGGTGAACCCCTGCCCAAAGGACACGCCGTAAGGACTCCAATGGGCATTATAGTCGGGGGAGGCAATGAGGGGCGAAACTGGCGGGTAGCTTTGTGCTGGCCTAGTTGGGAGTAGTAGCGACCTGATCCTCCCCCGACCTTTTTAATACCCCCAAATTCGCAGGAATTAGGTTATAGCATAATTAGGGATCTTATGAGGTTATAGCATAATTAGGGATCTTATGAGGTTTATCCCGTGCTTATAACTTCCCCTATGAGAGGATGGTTTCCTTTAGCGGACATAAAGGCCGGTAACGGAAGCTATAACTGACATTGCACACTACACTTGCCGTGTGTATCGTGCAGATGTTTTGTAAGAACGGCTAGAGTCGCGGCTAGAGTCGCGGCTAGAGTTACTATACCCTATCGGTAACATTTTTGCCAATTCGCAACAAAAGTCGAGTTAATGTGCCAAAAAGGGTATAATTCGCAACAAATGCCGAGTTAAGACCACAAATTTGAAACAGGATGCCTGTTAATAAAACGCATTGGGGTTTTTAACAATTTTTACTTGCGTTGTTATACAAGAATGGATAGTTGTAAAAGTGAAATGGCAAAACCCATTGAAGGAATGATTCCTCCCGGTAGTTGGCATTACTTCCAAAGTGATGTCAAACTAACCGGAGATTCTCTCAACGATTTGTATAAAGTCGTTGAGGAACACCGTGCCAACAACTCGTTGCCCCTTGGGGATGTGAAGGGTGATGTCAACAACTACATCTGTGGTAATTGGCCAACATTCTGTCATGGAGTCGATTCGGTGACGATTAATGTCGGTCATTGGGAGGCAGTCACTAGATCTGCTGAGTTGCTACAAGACATCTCAACCTGGGCTAACAATTTGCTCAGATCCATGGAACCATACACCTTGGTTCAAGATCAAGAGGCGGAAAGAAGGGCAGCAATATGTGCCCAGTGCCCAAACAATGCTGCTTGGAGAAGTGGGTGTGGTTCATGCATCAATGCCGCAGACCGAGCATGCGCGGCAGTACGGCAAGCAAGAGAGACTTCAAACGCAAAAAAACTAGGGGGATGCTCCCTCTTGCGTCACGACAACCGTACCGCGGTGTTCATTGATAAAGAAAAACTTGCATCTTCCGGAAATTTGCCTACTAATTGCTGGCTAACGTAAGACTATGGCATCAGACATTAAACCACTTCCTCCTAGAATCACGGATACCTTTGCACACAAGGCTCCGCGTATTGAGGACAGTACCAAACCTAAAATTTTAGATCTCAACGTGGTTGATGCTGACAACAGCAACAACGACACGGTTGACCCTAAAACACTTCAGGTTAGGAGGACGTTCAAGGATTCCCGTCAGGCCCACAGTGCCTATCGTCGTCTCAAGCAGCAGAATGTTGAGAGGAACAAGAAGAACCAACTCATCCAAAAGAAACTCAACCTTGAGCAACCCTACAACAACAAGAAGTTGGAGAGCATGGGTCAGAATTGGAGGAGCAACCGTCCTACCGGGTTCCTCTCTACCATGGTCACAAGGATCCAACCACCTTTCCGTGAAATCATTGAGACCTCCCCAACCCTTACGTTTTCAAAATACCCTTTAGAGACCGTCGATGCGGAGAACAAGTCGAAGATTTTCCGTGAGGAGATCACGAAATGCATCCGAGGTTGGAAGGGGCATGATGATCTGCTTGCACAAACCGTTCATGAGAACACTTGTTTTGGGTTCTGTGGATGGGTTTGGGACGACCTCCGTGACTGGAAACCGGAGTTCCTCCGCCAGGACTACACTTTCTTTTCAATTGAAACCCCACAAGTAACTGATGCAACACCTATCTGGGCTCGTAAACGTCGCTATCAAATCGCCGAATTGCTTCCGGTGCTTGAGAAACCTGAAATATCCGCGTTGGCGGGATGGCATATCAAGAACCTCATCGAGTCTATCAACAATGCAATTCCTGCTGGACGCACTCTGGACGCAGATGATGACGCACGTCGATACGAAGATTGGGTACGTGAGGGTTCTTATGGTGCCAGTTATGAGAACGATGCGAAGTATGTGGAACTAGGTGAGATTTTTGTCAAGGAACCCCATGGAAAGATTTCCCGGTACTTGTTCGACGACAAGTCCGGAAACGAAATTTGTACCCAAGTAGACCGATACAATACCATGTCGGAGTGCTTGGCACTCTTTTCGGTTGAAGTGGGATCCGGAAACTTGATGTCATCCCGCGGTGCTGGTCGTGACCTCTACAACACCCACGTTGCCATTGAGAAGGCGCGCAACCTTGTCATCGACAACGTCTACCTCAACGGACTCCTGCTTCTCAAGAAGGGACCGAATGCCCGTCCAGACGCTGCTCCTTTGACGGTTGCCCACCCCATCGCATACATTTCCGACGGGTACGAAGTGATTGCACAACAAGTCCCAGCAGATGTTGATGACTTCTTGAAATTAGATCAATTCGTCTCCGGACTTGCTGAAATTCAAGTCGGAACCTTCTTACCCGGTCAAGTTACCGATTCCAACCAAGGAGGAAAGAGAACCGCTTCCGAAATCAACCGAGTTGCCGCGATTGAAAACCAACTCCGTCAAGGTATCCTCATGCGTTGGGCCCGCCAATACTCCAAGGGTGTTGAGAGGATGCAGAGGGGCATTTGCCATCCGGAGCATGTGAAGGCTGCCGCCGATCTCCACGGAATGCTTAGACTTGTCCGTCTCAAGAACCCTTCCGCTATTTGGGCCCGTAGGGAAATCGTCGATGCCTTTGATCGTTCCGGTATGGAACTCCCATCATTCTTGGTTCCTTTTGAAATTGATGAACATCTCGATGAGGAAGCGGTTGGATGCTGCTTGAACATGTTGGAGAGGAACCTCCCCCCTTCCGACATCCTTCTCATGGCATATAGTCCTGCCTCGGAACTCCTATCAGACACCACGATCCAAGACCAACAGATGCTGGATATGATCGTCCAGAGGTATGCTGGCAACCAGAACATCAACCAGGACGAACTCATCAAACTGGATCTTTCGACCAAGATTGGGCAGGCAAAAGCAAATTCACTTGTGCTTCCGAAGGATCAAGTTGAGGCGCTTGCGATTGAGGCAACTCGTCAGCAGGTCATTGAGTTGCAGTCCATCATGGCAGGTCAACAGATCCCAGTCTCACCAAGAGATAATGATGTTGTTCACCTCCAGACCATGACTCAGAAGTTGTTCCCAATCATTGAGCAGGCACCACCTGGATCCATCACTCCGGAACTCATGGGTGTGCTGCAGGCTGCAATTGAGCACTATGCTGGTCATATCAAGCAGGCGGAGGCAAAGGGTGCCGCTGGTCAGACTACAGGACCATTCAAGAAAGCGATGAACCAAGCAGTGAAACACCTTACCGCGGGACAGGTTCAGAACATCCCAACGGATGTGATGCCTGCCGCAAATGCTCCCATTGTTGGGAGGCGTGGACCTTCAATGCCAGAGTTTGGTGGAAACTTTAAAGAACCCTCACAACCCGGGATTGTGCAATCCGTTGCCACTCCCCCCAAACCACCAACAGCAGGATAACACTTAACCAACTACTACCATGGGCGGAGCAAACTTACCTCAACAACAATCAATTCCTGCCAATCTAACGGAGGAACAAAACGCGGAACGCATCTATAAACAGGGGATGTCTGACCAAGGCATCGTTTCCCCTGGTGAAGGAGTAAAAGAGATCAAGGGGGTATACAATGACCTAAAGAAAGGTGTTATTGACCCCGCTGTTAATGCTGGAAAGAAAGCGGCTATCGGATTTCTTGAGGCTGACAAGAAAGTAGATTTCCCCATTCCAGCAATCAAAGAAAAACTAAATGCCATGGACGATAAAATGATTAAATATCTTGGTGGCACTCCTGACGAAATGGTTGTTGAAAAGATGCAGCCAATGATGATTAAGAGTACAGAGAAAACCTTTGATCCTATCCTTGGAACAGAAATTAAGGGAATGGTGTCTCCAACAGGAATCCAACAGAACACTTCAATAGACGCTGTTCGATATGACCGTGATGCAACTGGAAGTGAATTCAAGGGTGTTAAAGCAAAAGTCAGCCCTAAAAAAAGCATTTTTAATATCACCGCTGAAGAAGCGATGAGGGATCTGTAAAATAATTTATGTGGACACAAACAGACGCAGTTAGATTTAGGGAGTACCTAAACATTAGTAACAACAATCTAGTCAATCACTTGGAGGAATTGGTTCCGACCTATTCTGTTGAGGTTGACTCAAAGGTGGAGGGTGTCGCCCTCCGTGGTGCATACAAAGAAGGTTTCCTCCTTGCCATTAGGAGGATCCAAGAGATGGCCGCACCAATTTCAAAACAAGATGACGCATCTACTGCTTCATTCGTCTCAATGTAATTTATGTCAAACGATAACGACAACGTAGTACCAGAAATCAACCCTGCCAACAGCAGGCTAGGTTCACCATCCCTCGATGCCGACCGCATCGATGAATCAACAGACTCCCTCATCGACTCGCTACTCGATGCCGCTGAGGAAACAGAACAACCGACTCCTCCGGAGACTCCGGACGAACCGGATGACATTGACAAGGAGGTAACTCTTGATTCCATTGATGAACCTCCCGCTGTTCAAGAGCAAACAAAAGAAGTAATTCCGGAACCAGTTGTTGAATCGACTCCGGTTGAAAAAACACCGGAGGTTGAGATTGATCCGGAGATTTCCTCAATCCCCCAACCCCGCAACCTCTCTGAAGCAAACCAGAACAACTGGAAGAAACTGCAGGAGACGGCAACCAACTACAAGAAGCAGGCACTTGAAGCGGAACAACTCCGTCAAAAGGTTTCCGAACTTGAGCAACGACCGACTCAAACTCCGGATGATTATGAGGAACTCAAAAAGTTCCGTGCGATCTTTGATACGGAGAACGATCCGGAATTCAAGAGCAAGTATGACCAACCTATTGCTACGGCAAAGGAAAACATCTATGGCATCCTCAAAAAGAACGGTGCTAGTGATGATGTCATCAAGTCGATTGAAGAAGCTGGTGGTCCGGACAAGATCTCCCAGGAGTGGTGGAAAAAGCAGGCAATCGACAAACTCCCCCTCACTGACGCCGAACGCTTGAAGCGTGACTTGGTCAATGTGATCGACCTCAAGGAGGGTCGTGAGAAGGAGATTGGAGATACCGCTGAAAAGCGTGATGAGTTCCTGCAGCGCCGCCAGACAGAACTTGTTGAGAACTTCCAAAAGACCAACGAGGAAATCTACAAGCACACCGCTGAAATCACCAAAGACATTCCGTGGGCACAGTACAAGGAAGTCAACCCCAACGATACCCCGGAAGCACAGCAAGAGATCCTCAAGCACAATGCGATGGTTGATGATCTCTCTAGCAAGTTTAATGCTGCCTTGTGGCCACAGACGCCACAACAGCGTGCTGATGTCGCTGCTGCCGCATCCGGATTCCATGTTGCCGTGAATCAATTACGCCATGAGCAGGAGACCCGTGCCGCACTACAAAGCAAGGTTGATGCACTCTCCAAGGAGTTGACAGCACTCAAGAATGCCGGGCGCATGCCAAAGGCAAACCCAACCCCATCAAACGCCAAAACAACCAGCAGTGTTTCCGACCGCATCAAGATGAGTGCCTCGGATGCAATTGATCTTGGTCTCGACGAGGCAAGTGGTTTCTAGTATATGCCAGACCCAATCGTAACCCCCCTAGTCACCGTCACAACTAACGCACTGGGGTCGGTAAATCCCATGGGAACCCCAATCATGCCACCCCAAAGCATGGGTGGTGAAGTTCGCGGCGTTCAACCGGTCCAACCCGTTGTGGAAGAAGTTGTGGAGGAGCAGAGTTTTGATGCCTCAATTGAGGAAATTCAAATTGAGGAGGAACCCAAGGTTGAGGAGCCACCTCCCAAGTTGATCATAAAGACCCCTACAAAGATCAAGAAGGGGTCTAAAACTCCCATTATTGAGTCTAGGTCACCGGAAGGACTGCCATCCTATCGTTGCGAGTTTGAGGGCAGAGACATCATGGTAGGGTTCCCCTGCTACAAGACTACGAACCCGGTTACTGCCTTTGCCCTTCTATCGATGGCGCTCGACTACGGTAGGGACAAAATCCGTTTCGATATGTCCATTGGGGATGCCATGATCTACCATGCAAGAAACGTCCTGGCACAAAAGTTCTTGGACACGGATGCTCGATGGTTGCTCATGGTTGACGATGACATCATCCCTTGCATTGGCAGACCGGGTTGGATGAAAAATTGGGTGGCGGCCGCAAGAAACCTCCAAGATAACGTTCTGCAAAGGAATGTTCTAGCCAGATTGATTGGCAGCAACAAGACCCTTGTTGGTGGTGCCTACTTTGGGCGGCAAGAGGGTGGTGCAATCATGTGCAGTGACCTTAAACTTGCTCCTAGAGCAAAAGTATACGAGGACGCTGTTGTCCCCGTCGAATGGGTTGCTACCGGATGCATGCTTGTTCACCGAAAGGTGTTTGAAGACATTAGGGAAAAGCATCCGGAACTAGAGACCCCCAACAATTCTAGTTACAAGTTCGATTACTTCCTCCCCACAAAAGACTCCGGAGAAGATGTTGCATTCTGCAGGAGGGCACTAGCAAGTGGTCACCAACCTCATGTTGATATTGGACTTCCAGTGTTTCATGTGGGATACAAAACATACTAATGCAAAAGAAAATTTACTCTTATTACGAGGCAATTCCATCAGTTGAACAGAGGGAGGAGTTCTCTTGTGCCAACCTTTGGAAGGGATCCTGGGAAAACAACGGGTGGGAATGCGTCATGCTCAATAAGACCCACACATCATCAAGTCCTTTATTTAGGGAATTGGTTGGGAAAATGCTCAAAGTTGAAAAGATGACTGCACCGGTTATGTCACGGTTCTCTCGATGGTGTGCCCTGCATGCCGTCGGTGGAGGATGGATGAGTGACTACGATGTTTTAAATTTAGGTTTTTCTCCGAAGGAAGCTGAAGAGAACGAGGTGTTGCACCCATTGCAACTGGTGGCGGGGGAAAAGTCGTATATTTTTTATGCGACTGCGGATAAAGCGGAACAGGTAATCCGGAACTTCATCAATGAATCAATACTCAATGATGGGGTTCCGGTTCCTGAGTCAAATATCGTAAAAGAAACCTTCTTTTCACCGGACTTTTCTAGTTTGTTTCATCCCGGCAAGGACGAAGAGAAGACAAAGTCACAGCAGATGGCGGAAAAGATTGCTGGTTAATGTTCCACGTGGAACATATTGACCTAAAAATAAATTCTACCTCCCATGAGACAAGTAACCGTCCACCACCAAGGACACATTGGTGACATCATAGCCTTCATTCCAATATATCGGAAGTTGGAGGCGACTAGGATTTTTGTTACAGATGCCTCTTGGGGAGCGCCAATGACTGGGTTTAAATACGACTCGTTAAAACCATTGCTAGACAGTCAAGGGATACCCTCCGAATTAAATTTCCCACCCAATTGTGTAATTGATTACGACACAACCAATTGGAGGGAGTGCTATCAGGACCATATAACCTTGATGGATTCACAGGCCAGATACCTAAATGTCGTGGATAGACATACTGGTCATATGGAAATTGATGGCCCCTGGTTAAGTGTTGAACCAGATGATAGATTTAATGGCAAGGTGATCATAAATCGGTCTCACCGATATAGGAATGAGAAGTTTCCGTGGTCAAAAATCATGGAACGATACGGAAATGATGCGATTTTTATTGGAACCGACGAAGAACATTCTGATTTTGAGCATTCATTTGGTAGGATCCACCGCCATCTAACCAAGGATTGCCTAGAAGTCGCAAAAGCAATCGCTGCCTGCAAGTTGTACGTTGGAAACCAGTCAAGTGCATATTGGATTGCCGCTGGGTTAAGGGTTCCCTTGGTTCAGGAAGTCTATGAGCATGCTCCAAACAGCATGATTTTATACCCAGAAGCAGTTTATTGCGTCAATGGGAACATTGACTTTGAATCTTTACCGAAATGAAAGCAGTAATCGTGGCCGCGGAACGGCAAAACAAGGAAGTCAACAACCTTGTTGAACACATCAAGCGTTTGGACGGAACAGAAGTGCTTGTAATCCCAGCAATCGATGAAACGGAAGAGTATCCAGCAAGAAACAACTATGCATTCCATCAAGCGGCAAAAATAATGGATGGAAAACCATTTTTCTGGTTAGAACCGGACTCCATCCCACTTTGTGCAGGTTGGTTAGACCGCATAGAGGAAAAATACAGTCTGTGTTGCAAGCAATTCATGCTTTCTAGCGACAAGAACTACCCGTTTGACATCATCGGTGGCATAGGAGTCTATGGGCCAAGAGCATTTGAGATCATCCCAAAAGACATAGGGGGAGAATTGCATGGTCATGGATGGGATATGTGGATGTTGCGAAATCTTTCAAATTTAATTGAATGGTCGCCACTAATCCAACACAGTTATGGGAAATACGATAAAAATGGAGTTGCTACTCCCCATAGATTCCCAAAAGAAAGAAGCATGATTAGGGGTGATGCTGTCATCTTCCATCGAGACAAGTACCAGGATCTAATCAAAAACAAAAATTAATCCTATGTGCCAAGAATCCTCCAAAGCAATGAGTCGCAGACTAACTAGTACAGCAGAAAGTTCCATTTGGAGTAAAATTTTTCAAGGCAAGGGAATCGATATTGGTGCTGGGGATGACTTAATACAAGTGGAAGGCGTGGTTGGTTTCGATGTTCAAGACGGAGATGCCAATAGGATCCATGAGTATTTTCTAGAAAACACCTTTGATTTCGTTCATGCCTCCCAATGCCTAGAGCATATGCATGACCCAGTTGAGGCGCTCAAATCTTGGATGAAGATCTTGAAACCGGGAGGTTATGTGGTTGTGACTATCCCGTCCTGGGAACTTTATGAGGGGATGATTTGGCCGTCTCGGTATAATCCGGACCACAAGAGCACATTCTCCATGTGGCAAAAAGGATCCCCCGCCCCAAACCATGTTCTACTTCCGGATTGGTTATTAAATAATTTCGATGAGCATCACATTGAGATTTGCAGACTTGTGGATACAAATTACGACTACACAATCGGAACACGAGTTGATCAAACTTTCGACCGAGAAAAAGGTGTTGAAGCATTTATTGAATTTGTTTTGAAAAAAACTATTGACACTAAATAAAAAAATCATTAATAGTTCACGCAACTCGGTGTGCCGTCTCCGCATGACGGTGGCTTTAACGGGAGCCACAAGACCCGCTAATACAGGCCGCAAACAAAACTTCCAGCGTGCCGGGAAGTGACACAAAACCAAACTTCGGATCGTAACCGCACGCGGTTGCCGTCCAACTCTGTGGTTGTCACTCCAAAAACTTGTAGGGGCAACTAGAGGGAAACAAAAACAAAAACCCCATGGCTTCAGATTGTATCCCATTGGCAACAGTTCAGAACTTTGCCTCCAAAGATACCAACCGTATCATTGGTCAAATCGCAAAGGTTCTTGCCCGCAAGAGCCCATATATCAACTCCATCGATGGTGGAACTCTCCCCAACGTCTCCGACGTTGTGCGTTCCGTCGTTGAGGAAATGGCCGTTCCTAATGCCTCTCTGGCTGCTCCCATCTTCACTCCCGACATCGAGATGTGTGGAATCGGAGCCACCCCGGATCGCGTTGGTTCGACCGAGTACAGCTTCCAGCTCGCCACCCTCCGTGGTGCTGGTCCGCGTGTCTGCGTCAAGCAAGCCCGTACGGCCTTCAAGGGTTCCTACCTTCAGGCCCAGGTTTCGCTTGAGAAGACAATCCTCCAACTAATCAATGCTGATATTCGTTATCAGTACCTGATTCAGTCCGGAATCAAGTATGTGTGCTCTAGCACGACTACTTTCAACGCCAACCTGACGGGTGACATGCAGCAGATTAACACCAAGTTTGCCAACCGTCTCCCCGACAGTCCCCTGAACTTTGGCACTCTCTATCGTATCGGTAGCTTCCTCCGCGAGGAGATGCTTGCCGAACCCTTTGCTTCAAAGGACGGAGAGTTCTTCCAAGTTCTTCTTGGTGTGGATGCCATTGAGGCCATCCGTAACGATGCGGACGTGAAGGAGGATCTCCTCTATCTAACCGCTGGTTCGTTCAAGCTCGGTGAGGAGTCGATCTCCGGTTACCAGTTCATGGGATACCGCGGTTTCGCCTTCGGCATCGATCAGCAACCCCTCCGTGCAACTGGTTTTGATGGTTCTGGCAACCTTGTGCTTGTCAACCCCATCGTTGCCTCAGCCGTCACGAATGGTTTCGGTCAACGCCGCAACCCTTCCTGGGTGAACGCACTTTACGAGGTTGGGTTCGTCATCGCTGGTGAGGCATTCAAGCGCCTCATCCCTGAACAGTACGTGGGTGAGGGCACCTTCCGTTTCGCCCCGCAACTTGCGATGGGTGAACTGGAGTGGACCTACTTCCGCGACAACGATTGCAACCTGTATGGTGACTTCGGTCAGCATATCTACCAGATTCAGCGTGCGATCCAGCCGATCCGCCCGCAGAACGTGGTTGCGGTTCTGTTTAGGCGCTGCCCGTTTGACGGTCAGGCCCTGCCCTGCAGCACGGTTACGACTGGTCTGTAATACGTAGGTAGTTATCGGTGGGTGATGTAAGATAAAACTTGCATCACTCACCTCAACTGCATATAAAAACATCAACCTTTCAAGA